TACAATCTAAAGACTAGAATACTAAACGTTAAGTGTTTATTTCCATTAAACGAAATGACTTCTATTCGATTGAATGATAGTCTAATTATTCGAGATAAGAAGTATTTGATTAACGAGATGAAACAAAACCTTGTGACGGGTGAGGTGGAACTTGTACTACTTAGCAATTGGAGGGATGCACAAGACTATAATCAATCGTTTACTATAAGCTGCGCTGCTCAGACTTTAGATGTTGCTTTTAGTGTTTCCCCTGATACTACAATTACAATCGGTACACCTTTAGAAACTCAGTTTGCTACACCTGACGATACTACGCCAGTAGGAGAGCAAACAGTTGTGTTTACTTGCACTGCAAATAGTGGAGTTACTAGAACAAATACTTTTCCATTAACAATAGTTGTTAGAGGTGTAACCTTGCCTACTCAATACCTAACGATTACACAAGCTCGTTGTAGGCTAATTAGAATAACTGAGGGAACAGGATTTACAAACCAAAGAGTAACTGAGAATAGACAAAATAGGATTTCAGAATGATAAAGAATATAATTGATATGTTAGGAGTTTCAAAGTTTCACGCTAAAAGTGAAAATATTGAAATCGCAAAGGGTAGGTACAAAATACCTAAAACATTTAAGGAGATGGTTAAACAAACAATTCGAGAGCAGTTATGGAAAAGAAAACAATAGTTGTTGACGTACAAACTGAGGAAGGTGTAAAATCTTTAAATAGATTAGAGGCTTCGTTCGAGGATGTTTATGGTGAGGTTCAACCGTTAACAGGTCGAATCGGTGAACTAGAAGACCAACTATATGAAATGGCTTCGGCTGGTCAGCAAGGCACACAAGAGTTTACTCAGTTAGCTGCGCAGATTGGTAAAATGAAGAAAGTAATCGTTGATGTTGATATGGCTGTCGATGGTATGAGCGGCACGATGTCACAAAAGTTAGGCGGTTCTATTCAAGGCTTATCGGGTGGGTTTGAACTTGCTCAAGGTGTTATGGGTGCGTTTGGAGCTGAGAGTGCTAAGGTCGAGGAAGCCTTACTTAAGGTTAACTCAGCTATGGCTATTGCTCAAGGTGTTCAGTCAGTACGTGAATCTATACCAGCGTTTAAGGCTTTGAATGCTGTGTTAATGTCCAATCCAATCGGTTTAATTGTTACAGCTTTTATTGCTCTAAGTGCTGCTGCTATGTACTTTGCTACTAAGGCAAATACTGAGGTTATTGATGCTTTTAACAAATCAAAGGCATCAAGTGAGGCCTATCGTAAGCAATTAGAAAAGACTGCGCAAGAACAAAATAAAATAAACGATAAGATACTAAAAGATTTAGATCGTGAAGCTGCTAGACGTATCGCAATGGGCGAAGATGCTTCTAAGGTACAAAGAGAGATTAATGCCGAAAAGATTAAGACTTTAGAAATATCACTCGAACAAGATAAGGCAGAGGTTAGAATACTTAATAGTGAGAAAGAAAAACTAAAGGCGTCACAACAACAAACTAAGGAGAAACTACAACAGCAAATCCTAGCAGCTAAACAAGCAATTGTTGATGATAAGATAGGTGTGTTTCAATCGCTTAACATTAAGAAAATTGGTGACGCTTTATCTCAGATTAAAGAGATTGATAAGGAAACGGAGAAACAACTACAAGCAACTAACGCTCAGCTTACTGCACGAAATCAAGAAATAGAAGCGAGTGAGGATGCAATAGATAGTTTAAAGACTTCACAACTTTCTCTTAACGATGCACAATCTAAAAGTGGTGAGGATGCAGCTAGAAAAAGAGCAGCTGATTTAGCCGATGAAAAGAAGTTTTTAGAGGAAATGAATCAAGCGGTTTTAGATTCAAATGAAAAAAGCATAAACGATAGATTAGCTGGTGAGATAGCATTAGAAGAAAAGATTAAAGCATTAGGTGAACAAGCCTTAATTGATTTAGGTGAGAACTTAGATAAGCAAGTAATTGCAGAAACAGCAGCAGCAGATAAAATAGCAGAGGTTAAAGAAAAGAAATCAGAAGCTGAAAAAGCACAAACTAAAAGAAATATAGATTTTGCTATTGATGCTACTATTGAGGGGTTGAGTATTATACAATCAATGACTGAATCTTTTGCTGGTAAGAGTGAAGCAAGTCAAAGAAAAGCGTTTAAAATTCGTAAGGCTGCTGCGGTTGCTCAAACTACTGTCGAAACAATCAAAGCAGCTCAAAGTGCATTCGCATCTCAAATTGTACCAGGTGATCCAACCTCACCAGTTAGAGGGGCTATTGCTGCTGGGTTAGCTATTGCAAGTGGACTAGCTAGGGTTAAAAGTATTGCATCTCAAAAATTCGAGGGTGGTGGAAGTACATCGTCTAGTTCAGGCGGTGGCGGAGGCGGAGGTGGTTCTATACCTTCAGCTAGTACACCAGCTAACTTTAACATAGTAGGTAATTCTAACACAAATCAGTTAATGGAGGGATTACAAAACAGCCCTGTTAAAACTTATGTAGTTAGTGGTGACGTTACAAGCGCACAAAGTTTAGATAGAAACCAAATTAAAACAGCAACGCTATAAAATAGTTATAAAATTATGGAGAAGATACAAGAGATTGAGTTAACGATAAAATCAGCTGACGATGGTGTGTTTGCCATTTCGTTAGTTGATCAACCTGCAATAGAAGAAAACTTTGTTGCCTTAGCTGCTCAAGATGTTGAGTTTAAAGTAGTAGATGAAGAAAGACGTATTGTAGTTGGGTTTGCCTTAGTTCCTGAAAAGCGCATACTTCGTTTAATGGGTGGTAAGAAGTTTAACATCTACTTTACTAAAGAAACAGTTGCACAAGCTGCTGAGGACTTTATGAAGAAAATGATGTTAAAGAAGTTTACAACGGATCACGAAGAAAAGGTTGACGGAATTACAGTTATCGAATCATGGGTTGTTGAAGATGCTAAGCATGACAAATCTAATCTTTACGGACTAGGTGCTAAAGGTGGTGAATGGGTATTGATGTCCAAGATTGACAATAATGAAGTTTGGGATGAAGTGAAAGCTGGTAAGTTTAAAGGATATAGTATAGAGGCCCGTTTTGATGGGTTTGAACAGTTACAAAGTAAAAATAAAGAAACAATGGAAGAACAAATTTTAAAAGAATTGAATGCGGTGTTGTCAAGTCAGAAGGTTGAGTTAAAAAGCATTGATAAATTTAGAAGTGACTATTTAAAAATAGGTAGTGCTAATACTGCTAAATATATGCAAGAGTTAACAAAAATACAAACACAAGTTTTAAAAGGTATAAATGATTCTGGTGACTATAAAGAAAAAATAGATAATGTGATTAAAGGACTTAATTCATTAGGATTAACGGATGAAATTAAAGATTTCCAATTCTTAAAAAATGATATTCAAAATGATTTTGATGAATTGGTTTTTATAAATGAAAAGTTAAAATCAATCGGAGCTTAACCCATGCCAAAAATAATTAAACCAAAACTTAAAGACTATCTAAAGAAGTCAGGAGGTGAGGGTGTAGGCTCTTTAGTAGGAGGTCACACAAGTACAATAGTAAGAATAGTAAGAAGTTGAATTTACAACAGAATATAAATTAAATAGTTAAATGATTATGAAGGAAACAATCAACACAATCCTACGTAAAGTAGGACTTAAGGCAGTAGAGGTTAAGCTAGAGCAAATGAAACTAGCTGATGGAGTTACTGTTATCGAAGCTGAATTATTTGAAGTAGGTCAACCTGTATTCGTAATTACGGAGGATGCACAAATAGCACTCCCAATCGGTGAGTATCAATTAGAAGATGGTCGATTACTTGTAGTTGCTGAAGAAGGTTTAATTGCTGAAATTAAAGAGCAAGAACAAGAAGTAGAAGAAGTAGAAGAAGCACCAGTTGCTGAAATTCCACAAGAAGCTGAGATGGCTGCACCACAAGCTCCAACTGCTAAGAAAGTAATTGAATCAATCGTTAAAGAAACTCAGTTTTCTTCAAGCGAGAAAGATGCTAAGATTGCTGAGTTAGAAGCTAGAATTGCTGAGTTAACGAAAGTTGAGTTATCAGATGACGAACCAGCTGCTGATGCAATTAATCACAACCCTGAGAATGCACAACCTATTGAAGTGTTTAGATATGCTAAAAATAGTGCGCAATCTCCACTTGATAGAGTATTAACTAAATTATATAAATAAACATGCCAATTACAACTTCAAATGATGTATTGAGAGTTAGAAAACCTCAAAGTACAGTAACAGCTTCAACAACATTTACTGCTGCTGACGCTGGTAAAGAATACAACATTGCTACTGATGCACTTGTACTTACTTTACCTTTAATCGATGCTAATAACATCGGTATGACTTTCACATTCCGTAATACGGGTGCTGATGGTAACAACTTAATCACATTAGATCCTAACGCTGCTGACGGATTTAACGGTTCAATTGCTAATGCTGCTGCTGATTCAGTTGCTTCAGGTGTAGTTAACAAAGATTTGGTAAACACTAAAGCTACTGCAAACAACGGAGATTTCGTTACAATTACTGCTGTTGCTCTTACTAAGTGGTACGTTACTGGTGGTGTTGGAATTTGGGCTTCACAAGCATAATAAAAATTAAATAATAATATAAAGAAATGGCTACACAAACTAACATGACAACAACTTACGCTGGAGAATTTGCAGGTAAGTATATCGCTGCTGCGATTTTGTCAGCTAACACAATTGAATCGAACTTAATCACTGTTAAACCAAACATTAAGTATCGTGAAACATTAAAGAACATCTCAGTTAACGATATCGTTAAGAATGGTGGATGTGACTTTGATCCAACGTCTACAGTTACATTAACTGAGCGTACTCTACAACCTGAATCATTAAAGGTAAACTTACAACTTTGTAAGGCTGATTTCCGTTCTGATTGGGAAGCTGTATCTATGGGTTACTCAGCTACTGATGTACTACCTAAGAACTTTGCTGATTTCTTAATTGCACACGTAGCTTCTAAAGTTGCTGCTAAGATGGAAACAACTATCTGGTCAGGTGTTAACGCTAACGCAGGTGAGTTTGACGGATTCGAAACATTATTAGCTGCTGATGCTGCTTTACCTTCTGCTCAAGAAGTTGGTGGTGCTGCTGTAAGTGCTTCTACTATCTTAGTTGAACTTCGTAAGATTATCGCTGCTGTTCCTGATCGTCTTTGGGGACACGAAGGATTCGCTATCTACTGTTCACAAGCTATCTTCAAGGCTTACATCCAATCATTAGGTGGATTCGGTACTTCAGGATTAGGTGCTAACGGTGTTAACGCAATGGGTTCTATGTGGTATACTGACGGCTCAGTATCAGTTGATGGTGTTCCTTTGGTAATGTGTAAAGGTATGACTTCAACAGTTGCTATCGCTACTTACAAGGATAACTTGTATTTCGGTACTGGTTTGTTGAATGACCACCAAGCTGTTAAGGTTATCGACATGGAAGATATCGATGGTTCTGATAATGTACGTTTCATCATGAAGTTTACAGGTGCTGTTAACTACGGTAACGTTACTGACATCGTTACTTACGGTATCACAAACGGAGTAAACTAATTAAATTAATTAACTTGAAAGGGGTGGGTGAAATAAACGCCTACCCCTTTTTTAATACTATAAAAATATGGCTTGTGATTTATCATTAGGAAGATTGATTCCTTGTAAAGACACAGTAGGCGGACTTAAGGCTATTTTCTTCATGAACCAAGGTGACATGACGGGAGTAACTTACGATTCAACTAATACTGATGTTATTGAAACCGTAACGGGTACACCGAGCGGTTATAAGTATGACCTTAAAGGTTCTGCTAGTTCATTCGAACAAACAATTGTATCTTCAAGAGATACGGGTACAACTTACTTTGAGCAAACTTTAAACTTGACGTTGACTAAGCAAGATATTGCTACTCACAAACAAGTTAAATTGTTAGCTTACGGTAATCCTACAGTTATCGTTGTAGATAACAACTCTAACTACTTTATGTGCGGACTTAAGTTCGGTATGGATGTAACGGGTGGAACTATTACTACTGGTGCTGCAATGGGTGACTTAAGCGGTTACACTTTGACACTTGTAGGAATGGAGCCTGTACCAGCTAACTTCATGGAAGCTACAACTGATGCTTTGTTAACTACTGCTGGAGTGACTATTGTATTAGGTTCTTAATACTTCTTTACTGATTGAAACCCTCATCTTAATTGGTGGGGGTTTTTGTTTTTAAAACAGTTTTGCTACTTTTTAGTTATACTTATATATGTTAGTATTAAGAGAACAAGCTACATCGCAAACCTTTAAAATTATCCCTCGACAATTCGCAGCGGATAG